AATGGAGCAGTACGCTCTGAAAATGGTTTCCAAGTAATTTCAAAAGCTGCCAATACTGGCGTGGAAACTACAAACCTAACTATCTCTGCTAGCGGTGGTATTGCAAACCCTACTGGTGTAGTTGGATCAACTTTAACAGCAAAGACTCAGTTGGCTAACGGCTTTTCTGGCGCTCTAGCTAAAAACACGCACTACTTATCTCCTGCTGACGGTAACGACATTACAGCTACACTACCAACGGCTGCGACTTCTACTGTTGGTGATACAATTATTGTTGAGTATCAAGTGGGTATTGGTAATGGTCAGACTCATAAGTATGGTACTTCTGGTGAGTTCTTTATGGCTGGTTCTGCTGTATACAGACGCGCTGGTGTAGAGATTTTCTCTGTTGACACTGCTGATGGCGCTGCAGATGACTTCCTTAACCTTATCGGTCTTACTAATGCTGGGCCGGGTATTGGGTCGTATGTTGTATTTACTTACAACGGATCAAAGTGGCGTGCTGAAGCACGACTTGCATCTTCTGGTACTGGCGCTGTTGCGAACTTATCTGTATTTGCTACGTCTTAATAGGAGGTTGACATGAGTCATTCTTCTGATATTCAAGCTACGTTTATAGAAGCGGGCGCTGTGGATGACGACGCTATTTCTACGGCTGCTGCTGTAGGCGAGGATACGGCTATGACACTTACTACTAGCCCTTACGTGCCAGATCAGCCTAGAAAGATTACCTTGCATTCTGCGGGTAATAGTAGCGGTATTTCTTTTACTGTTGTTGGTTTAGATGAAACAGGTGCTGCGGCAACTGAATCAATAACTGGTGGAAATGCGGGTTCGGTTACTAGCACGAAATACTACAGTTCAGTTACGTCTATTACGGCAGTGGGCACTCCCACAGGAGATCAAAAAGCGGGCATATCAGCGTCTATAGCTGCTCCTATTTTTAGAGGCGATCTAAGAATGCGTGGTATGTATGCGGTTAATACTGCATCTGCAGGTACAATAAACTTTACTCAAGGTAGCGCTTCTGGTGCATCACAGTTGAAGTTTAATACTGTAGCTGCTGCTAATACCGCTGAATACCCAAGTATCCCTCAAGATGGTATTGTGTTTAGAAGTGGTGGGTATGTTGTATATGATGTAGCAAACCTATCTTCTATAACGGTGTTCTATGCGTAACGATTACGGAGTCTGCTACAAGTACAAGAAAGGCGGTAAAGTTGGTACCGGCATGAAAGGTATGAGCCAGAAAAGTGGGGACAAGCGCCCCACTAAATCTGGTGCTGGTATGACTGCTAAAGGTGTTGCGAAGTACAGACGAAATAACCCCGGTAGTAAATTACAAACTGCAGTAACGGAGAAGAAGCCAACTGGAAAGAGAGCAGCAAGACGTAAGTCATATTGCGCACGCTCTGCTGGACAGATGAAGCAATTCCCTAAAGCTGCGAAAGATCCAAATTCACGATTAAGACAAGCGCGGAAGCGCTGGAGGTGTTAGAAAATGCCAAATGTAGGCGGAAAGAAGTTCCCTTATACCAAACAAGGTATGAAAGACGCTGAAGAAGCGAAAGATAAGATGGGCTACCAAGAAGGTGGCAAGGTCAAAAAGAAGAAAAAAGACGATAAAAAGAAAACTGATAAGAAAAAAGAACTGAAGTTTTCTGCTGATGATGGTGGTTCTATTACGGGTAAAATGGATCCTAATAGAAAAAAAGTATTAGATCAAATTAAGGCTAACAATAGCAAGCCTACGCCATCTATGGCAACGGCACCTAACAATACTATGCCACCAAAACCACAAGCTGCTCCTGCTAAACCTGCGGGGGCACCTGCACCTGCACCTGCACAGGGTATGCGTCCTCCGACACCACCGGGCAAGCCACCTATGCCGGGCATGAAAGCTGGTGGTAAGGTTAAGAAGGCTAAGTCTAAGTCTTATGGAAAAGGCGGTAAGGTTCGCGGTGCGGGCATTGCTAAGAAAGGCGTACGTAAGTGTAAGATGCGATAATGCGTAGATACTATAAGAAAGGTGGTACTGTAAAGGACTCCTGTTACCGGAAGGTGAAGGCTAGCTATAAAGTCTTCCCTTCTGCGTACGCGTCTGGTGCTATTGCTAAATGCCGGAAGAAAAAGGCTGGTAAGTAATGCGTAGGTACTACAAGTCTGGGGGTGGCATCCGAAAAACAGAAAAGGGTGCTGCTCTAAAGCGTTGGTTCAAAGAAGAATGGAAAGACGTTAGTACAGGCAAACCTTGTGGTAGAAAGAAAGGCGATGGACGCGGTACACCATACTGTCGTCCTAGCAAACGTGTATCTTCAAAGACTCCTAAAACGTCAGGCGAAATGTCTAGTTCAGAGAAGGCTAAGAAGGTAAGAGAAAAGAAAAGTTTAGGACAACCTGCAGGTGCTCCACGCAGAGTCAAGTCACTAAAACGTAGAGGTAAGTAATGGCTACATCAGGTACTTCATCATTTAACATGGACTTCCCAGAGATTGCTGAGGAAGCATGGGAGCGTGCCGGACGTGAGATGCGTTCTGGTTATGACCTAAGAACAGCTAGAAGATCTATGAACTTGCTTACTATTGAGTGGGCAAACCGTGGTATTAATCTGTGGACTATAGCGGAAGACACAGTTAACCTAGTAAAAGGCGATTTAGACTACACTTTAAACAATACCGCTATAGACGTTTTAGAAATAAATTTGCGTACAGATGATGGGGTGCAAGCTAAGCAAAGAGATCTCCCCTTAACACGTACCAGTGCGAGTGTTTACGCTAGTATTCCTAACAAGTTAACACAAGGTAGACCTACACAGGTTTGGATTGATAGGTTACGTGGTGGCCCTGTTGCGCATGTATGGCCTGTACCAGATAAGGACTCTACCTACAAATTAAATTACTTTTATCTAAGACGCATACAAGATGCAGGTGAAGGCGCTTATGATCCTGATATGCCCTTTAGATTCTTACCTTGTCTAGTGGCTGGGTTAGCGTATTACATTGCTATGAAGACTCCCGAGTTAGCAGATAGAATACCGCTACTAAAGAATATATACGACGAGCAGTTTGAAATGGCTGCTAGTGAAGACAGAGAGAAAGTTGCGGCTAGATTTGTACCACGTATTGGGTACCCATAATGAGAAAGTTTGCTACTGGCAAAAAAGCATTTGGCTTCTGTGATATATGTGGATTTCGTGCAAAGTTACGAGACATGAAGGAAGTCGTAGTTAAGCGTCAGGGCACAAATTTATTGGCTTGTAAGTCGTGCTGGGATCCAGATCACCCACAAAACTTTCAGGGTGAGTATCCAGTCAATGATCCAGAGGCGTTACGCAACCCACGCCCAGATCAAAGTTTAAGTGCAGACTCTGCTGATACCAGTAGTCGAGCAGTAGATTGGGGTTGGAATCCAGTAGGTACAGGGCCTAACACATTAATAGAAATTAAAGCGGGCACAGTTACGGTGACGGTAGAATAATATGGCTATGACATACTCAGATTTAAAGACTAACGTAGAAGAAATCACTGAGATGGATTTTACTAACCCTCAGTTAGATATGTTTACGAAGCAAGTTGAGCAACGTATATACGGTGTAATTAAAGATTTACCTATACTAAGGAAAACAGATACCTCACTCTCTTTTGTGGCAAAAAATGGCGAACTTTTACCTGCAGACTTACTATACATACATAGTGTATACCAAAAATCTGGTACAGGAGATGTAAATAGAAAGGCACTCATACAAAAAGATGCTGATTTTTTATACGAGGCGTACCCCCTATCTACTGAAGCCACTGATACAGTTGACCCAGAGTTAAAGTATTACGCTCTTGATGGGAGTGGTGCCGATCTCACCTCTGCGTCGAAAATGGTAATTAGAGTTGCTCCTAAATGGGATGCGACAATTACGTTGGTGTTAGAATACCAATACCACCCACGTTCTATCGTAGATACTGATGGAGACGAAGAACAACCGTGGCTAGGCACAAACTATGATACAGCGTTGTTAAATGGGGTATTAGTAGAAGCCGCTAAATTTATGAAAGCAGAGCCAGATATGATTCAAATGTATGAGCAGCAATTTGTCTTAGCTCTACAACAACTACAAAATACTGTGGATGTAAGGCTGAAGTCTGATTCGTACAGACCACAAAAACAGATGCCTAAACCTATTCCTATGCCACAACCAACACCAGAACAACAGGGGTAATAAATGGCTATTTCACAAGTATTATGTACATCATTTAAGAAAGAGCTACTAGAGGGCACACATGACTTTGTTAATGACACTTTTAGAATAGCTTTATATACGAGTGCTGCTACGTTAAACGCGGACACTACTGTATACACTACGGACAATCAAGTGGCTGATGGTAATGGATACACCGCACCCGGTGTTGAGCTTACAGCTAGTACGGTGACTAGTGGTGATGGTGTGGGCTTCGTTAATTTTTCAGATGCCACTTGGGAAAGTAGTAGTTTTACGGCTAGGGGCGCACTAATATATAATGATGACAAAGACGACAGAGCTGTCATGGTGTTAGACTTTGGCGACAATAAAACAAGTAATAACAGTACGTTTAAAGTTGGTATGCCAGCTAATACGTCTACTGCAGCACTTATAAGGATTACATAATGAGTACATCTTATACAAACACGTTAAAACTAGGTAAACCCGCTGCTGGTGATACTGGCTGGGGTGATGTAATTAATGCCGAAGTCACCGATATGATTGAAGAGGCTATTGCTGGTAGAGCTGTAATTAATACATGGTCTACAAACTCACACACATTGACAACCGCTAACGGGTCTACTTCAGAGGCTAGAGCAGCTATACTTACGCTTACTGATACAGGTACACAACTTACAGGTGCAGGTACAGTAATAGTTCCAAACAGCGCCAAATTATACGCGATTATTAATTCTTCAGGCCAGACAATCACTATAAAAACCGCTAGTGGCACGGGTGTAGCTATACCAACCGGTAAACAAGCTAACGTAGTATGTGACGGAACTAATGTAGTAGAGCAAGACAATTTTAGTAGCGCGTTAGCGGCTACAGCAGCAGTAATAGATAGCCTAGCGCTTGCTTCAGGTGCAACTGTTACTGAGGTTGCTGATGAAGATACCATGACTTCTAATAGCGCTACAAAGCTAGCCACACAACAATCTATCAAAGCGTATGCAGATACTACAGGTTCTATACGTAGATCAGAAAGATTATATCCGTGGGCTAGCGCTGGCTCTAGTCTTAGTGGTGCAGCTCGTCCCTCAATAACAATTACAGATGGTAACACAGAGACTGTCGGTACGTTTGACTTATATGGTAATAGTCGCACAGTGTATCAGGAACTAGATTTAGCTATAACTGGGACTTTGCAGCTATCCGGCACTTACTTAATCCCTACACTATCGGACATATCAGTTAGGGTACAGCGTAAATCAACTGGCGCTACCGGCACAAGTATTGGTGCGGTAACTGTAGCAGATGCTAAACTAGGCGGCAGCAGTGCGTATTGGTACAGTATAGGCGTAGATGGAGACCAGACTAGCAAAATTGACGCTTTTAGCTTTCTTGACGATGCCGCTGATGGCGCTAGTAAGAAAAAAATACAAAGCGCTACTTATGATGATAGCACCAATAGAACTACCATCGTATACAATAACGAGGCTTCGGGTACAGGGCTATTTAGTAGTACAGGTGGCAATGTGTATGTAAGTTCTTCAGGTTTTGAAAGCACAGGTACTTGGGTTACAGCTACTCCCTATTCCCCAAGAAGCACTTTGGGAGAATCAATTAACGAGACATTTAATGTATCAGAAGTGCTCCCTATAAATGCTAGTGGTACCCCAATAACAACTGAAAAGATGCACACTTTACCAACCTTAAAAGTGGTTCCTGATTCAGGGGGTGCGGGTACCGTAGAGATGCGAGTACAGATAAACGCAGGGCCTGTTAGTAATCTAGGTCAATTTGTGTTTAATGTACTACAAGTAGACCAAACAAACGTGACAAGGCCAGTATAATGGAAGATAGCAGAGAAGCCCTACTTAAATTAGAAGCGCACGAGCGCGAATGTGCTCAACGTATGAAAAACATACAGTACCAACTAGATACTGTTGATAAGCGTTTAGATCAAGGTATGCACAAATTTAAGAGTATAGAACGTCTATTATGGCTTCTTTACCCGCTAATTTTAGGATTAGATGTTATTGGTCAAAGGATTTTTTAAATTAAGTTTTTTACTATTTACATCAGTTGCTATAGCAAACCAGCAGGATGGATCACTAAATACATATAACGGTGATGGTAGCAACGTAAACAGTAATAACACTACGGAAGACAAGTCCGTTAGCAATACATACAACGGTGCAGGGTCTAGCAGTGAAATGCCTGTAGGGAGTGCGATTAGTCCTAGTTACATGAGTAATGGCATGGATACTTGTCTAAAAGGTACAGGAGGGTCATTACAAACTGTAGGTGTTGGTATTAGTAGTGGTAGCTATGATGTTGACCCTGAGTGTAACCGACGCAGAGATGCTAAAGTATTATCTGATCTGAACATGAAAGTAGCTGCTGTAGCTAGAATGTGTCAGTCAGTAGATGTGTGGAAGGCTATGTTTATATCAGGCACGCCATGTCCTATACTTTCAAATGGTAGATTGATTGTAGGCAAAAGAGCTTTTCTTGTAATGAAAATGAACCCTGAAACTTATATACCAGACTACAATAAAAATACTAAGGAGTGGTACAATACAATACTAAAGATAGGAGAAACTGATGAAGATGAAGAAGAAGATACTAGCTCTATTAGCGATAAGTTCCGTAGCTCAATCAGACCAACTGGACAATCTGATTGATACGTCGAGTGCGATTGTAGATCAAATTGATAGAGGTATTGCGTATGTTGGTTCTGCTGCTGAGTATTCTTATCTTGGTACTTCTTTGTCTGATGGCAGTGTTTCAGAGTCCGCGCATATCACCTCCGAACAGATTCAAGCATACAATGATGCTCTTTCTGGTATGGCTAGCTACATGCCTTATGGTGATGTACTCGCTGTCTTAAACGAACAAGCAAATACAGAACTTGAACTTATGGATCAGGCTGTAGATGTATTTACTGAAGCTGTTGTAGAAATGGTACAAGTAGTACAGGTAGCTGAGATGGCAGAAGAAGCATCTACCCCAGACGAAGAAGCTACTGTACAAGATTTTGTAGCTAACAACCAAGAAGTCCTAACAATCACACAAGAAGAAGTTACCGAATATAATCAGTCTATAGATGATATTGAAACGCACGCGAACAACGCTAGCGCATTTATTGCCGTAGCCGCAAACGTAGATGCAGTGGACTTTTTACAGCAGGGTGCAGAGAACAACAATACTACAGCAGAACAAGCTACTCTAACTTATAATGCTAATCAACAGTGGGTAAGTATGCAGTGGGCTGGTACTAATAATGCTACTGCTGTATTCCTAAATGGTAACGATAACTTTGGTTTAGACTTATACGTTACAGATGCGGATATATTAATTGCTGGACAAGAGTCAGATTTTTACCTAACAGGCCCTACAGCGCAAGGATATGATTGCTTTATGTACGGAGACTGTAACTATGAGCCTTGAGGATACGGAACTAACTATAGGTGGTACATCTTTTAAGGGTGTATGGATTGCTATAGTTTTAGGTATCGGTTCTACTATTGGTGGTGGAGTATGGACAGCAAGCAGTTTGTACTCTAGACTAGAGTCTGTGGAAGCTAGGGTAATACCTGACGTAGCGCCTATTGAAGAGAAAATATCGCTTATAGAAACACAACTAAGAGATAACAACGTAGCGCAGTTACAAGGTAAGCTAGCTGAATTGGGTACTAACTTAGTTACTATCAAAGATAATTACGATAAGATGTTAGAGTTCAAAGAAGATATAGGTGAACTAAAACAAAAAGTAACCAAGATGGAAACTGTAGTACAAAAAGCTGAGTTAGTTACAAAAGAAGTAAAAGAATTTGAGGACGACATAAAGGTAGTCAAGAAAGAGATTCAAGATCTCTGGGATGGAATGGACTACTTATCTAATCCTCTAAAGTGAGGTACGTATGTTACAGAATCTTATCGGCCCTATAGCTAATATAGCTGGGGGTTACTTAAAAAATAAAGCCGAAGAAAAACAGGCTAAACACAAAGCCAAGATGAAAGTCATTGAGAATGACGGTGAGTGGGAATCAAAGATGGCTGATGCCTCTGCCCATAGCTGGAAAGACGAATTTTGGACAATTATTCTTGCTGTGCCCATCTTTATGATAGGTTATTCTATCGTAGTAAATGACCCGTCTGTAGTTGATAGGGTAGAATCTGGGTTCGCTGCTTTATCCCAACTTCCCGAGTGGTACCAATACTTGCTATTTATAGCTATAAGTTCTAGTTTTGGTATTAAAGGTGTTTCTAAACTAATGAGTCTAAGAAAATGAATTTAAAGTATTTTAAGGTAGAAGATTTTAACTGTCAGGAAACTGGTGAGAATGAAATGTGTCCTGACTTCTTACAGAAACTTGATGCCCTTCGTGAGGTGTGTGGGTTTCCGTTCATTATAACTAGTGGGTACAGATCGCCTAATCATAGCATTGAAGCTGCTAAAGCCAAGCCGGGAACACACGCACAAGGCATTGCTGCAGATATTAAAGTAAACGGTGGGGCACAGCGTATGGCTATTATACGTAACGCTTCTATCATGGGGTTCAATGGTATTGGTGTCGCTAAAACTTTTGTACACGTAGACACGCGAGAGACTACCCCAGTAGCTTGGAAATACTAATATGCCATTAAATAAACTTCAGTTTAACCCCGGAATAAACAAAGAAATAACTCAATATTCCAACGAAGCGGGCTGGAACGACTGCGATAAGGTACGCTTTCGTCAAGGTTATCCTGAAAAAATTGGTGGGTGGCGTAGATATGGTAAGAACACGTTTACAGGTGTTTGTAGATCACTACATCAGTGGATTAGTAATGCGTTTGTAAAGTACATTGGTCTAGGCACTAGTGTTAAGTTTTACATAGAAACGGGGACTACGTATTATGATGTCACGCCTATAAGACTTACCGCTACTTTGGGGACTAACCCTATAGCAACAGCTAATGCTTCTACAGTAGTTACCATAACACATTCTAGTCATGGGGCTACTTTGGGTAGTTATGTTACGTTATCTAGTGTAGCTAACCCTATAAATAATGTACCTACGGCTGACTTGAATAAAGAGCATGTTATAACAGAAATAGTGGATGATGACTCGTATAAGATAGAGGTAGCTACTACAGCTAACGGGGATGGCACTGGCGGTGTGACTAACGATGCCGTGGTTGCTACATATCAAATAAATGTAGGCCCAGACTTTCAGATACCTACACAAGGTTGGGATTCTTTAGATTGGAACGACAGCACATGGAATGGTAGCGCTGGTGGTACAGAAGAGTTACGTGTGTGGAACCAAGCTAACTTTGGTGAGGACTTAATTATAGGCCCTCGTGGCGGTGAATTATATTATTGGGACACAGGATCAGCCACATTTGATAGTAGTGCGAAGACCGCCACTAGGGCAGTAGCTGTAAAGAACGTAAACAATGGCACGGCTGTAAGCCTCACTAAAACGTCAACCGGCTCTATACTTGAGAGTGCCCCATATATAACCTCAATAGATCCGGCTGTGGGGGCAACAATTAGGGTTGGCGCTGCAGTTACATGCACCACTGCAGATAGAATACCTGCGGGTACAACTGTTGTATCTATAAGTGCTAATAACGAAGTTGTTGGTTTAAGTCAAAACCCTATAAACACAGGTTTGAATCCCATACAAGGGTTAACTTATAATTTTGATACTGACCCTATATCAGTTGCTTCAAACTCTAAAACAATAACTGTATTTGATCCTACATTAGAAAGAGTCTACGAAGTCGGCCAACACGTAACTTTAGCTGGAGCTACTACGGTATCTGGGATTGACGCAAATTTAATAAACCAAAGACATAAAATAGCTACGGTAGACTCTGCCGCTAATACTTATACTATAGACATATCTGACGCTGAACCTGCTAGCGCTACAACGTCCGGTGGGGGTGCAAGTGTTACTGCGCAGTATGAACTTTCTGCAGAGGTACCTGTCGTACAGAATCATTTATTAGTATCTGACTCTAGTCGTTTTGTATTTTGTTTTGGTACTAACGAGTTTGGAGATACTACAGAAACACTTAACCCTATGTTAATACGTTGGTCAGATCAAGAAGATATGTTTGATTGGCGACCACGCTCTACTAACCAAGCGGGAGACATACAGCTATCACAAGGCACCGAGATCGTAACTACACTCCAATCACGTCAAGAAATATTGGTTTTCACCGATGCTGCGCTGTATTCGTTGCAGTATGTTGGAGCGCCAGTAGTATGGAGTTCTACGTTGATGGGATCAAACATGTCAGTTATTTCATCGAAGGCCGCTGCTTACGCCAACGGAGTCGCGTATTGGATGGGAGTGGGCAAGTTTTACAAATACGATGGCACGGTGCAACCCTTGAGATGCGATGTAAGAAAGTTCGTATTTGATGATATGAACCCCGGACAACAAGCGCAGGTGTTTGCTGGCTCGTTAGAAGAATACCATGAGATATGGTGGTTTTATGTATCTAAGTCAAACACAGCTAAAGTAGCGCCAGACAAGTATGTAGTCTATAACTATGCCGAAGACATTTGGTATGTAGGTACGCTAGATCGTAGCGCTTGGTTTGATTCTCCTATAAACGACTTCCCATTAGCAGCTACAAACACATATAACTTAGTAGAACATGAGAATGGTAATGATGACGGTCAAGAGGCTACAGTAACCCCAATAAACGCTTTCATAACATCAGGTAGGTTTGGTATAGAGTCTGGTAATAGTTTTACTTTTGTAGATAAATTAGTTCCTGATATGTCTTTTGTTGGTTCTGATTCAAATGCACCTAATGTTGACTTTACGTTACTGGCTGATGACGCACCGGGAAAGAGCCGACTAGGTTCTGGTTCTGTAGGTGGTAATGCTGAACAACCAGTATACGTTTTATCTGTAACTAATGTTGATAAGTATACAGATATAATAAACATACGTATGCGCGGTAGAGATATGTCTATTAAAATATCTTCTGACTCTCTGGGCACAAGGTGGCAGTTAGGTACGCCTAGATTGAACATGCGCCCTGATGGTAGAAGAGGTAGAACCTAGTGGCTACTAAGATACGCAATACAGCTAGAAATTTTCATGCTCCCGTATTACCAAATCCTCCTGCAGAATATAGTCAGGCGTTAACGCATCAACGAGATACGACGCTTAGAGTTTACTTTCAGAGTATAGACGAAGCTATTACACAGGCGTTGCAGTATGATACCAGTGACATAATTGATGGCTCTATACCCGACTCTAAATTAGAAGCTAGGTACCTACGAAAAGATCAAAACGATACTACAGAATATACGCTGACTGTTGGTGGGTTGATAGTGGACACTGACACGTTATATGTTGATGCGGTAAACAATAGAGTCGGAATACTTACAACCACCCCCTCAGAAGCGTTAGACGTAGTAGGTAATGTCCAAGCCACCGAGTTTATTGGCGACCTACGTGGTGCGGTAGTATTCAAGGCTAAGGCAGGGGAAGATCTAACAAAAGGTGATGTAGTCTATATATCTGGCATATCGGGCAACACTACGGTTGTTAGTAAGGCAGACGCGAATGACTCCGCTAAAATGCCAGCATTTGGTTTAGCAGCTAAAACAGCTAGTAACAATACTAGTCTTGAGGTATACACGTTTGGTACGTTATCTGGCATAGATACGTCATCTTATTCAGAGGGTGACGAGTTATTTGTTAGTGACACAGCGGGGCAGCTAACTTCCACAGCTCCAACAGGAGAGTCTAGTGCTGTACAAAAAATAGCCAAAGTTACTAGGTCACACGCCTCAGCGGGCTCTGTGAAGATAATGGGGGCAGGACGTACAAATGCTACGCCTAACCTAAATGATGGCAACATATTCATGGGTGACGCTAGTAACATAGCAACTACTGTGTCTTTTGACACCAAGGTGGGCGACTATATAACCGCGAACCCCATAACGAATGCGCAACTAGCTGGCAGTATAGAAAACAGTAAACTTGTTAA